CGACGGCTGCGCTCCGCTTTATGCGGTGTTAAACATCGAGCGCGAAAAAATCCGGGTGCCGGTAGATCTGGCCGTAACTGTAACCGAATGGGATGCAGTTGCGGAGCGGGTGAAAGGGCGCGGCCAGGAAGTCAAAGACAAAAATTTAATAATTTCCAACGTCCGGGCAAAAATCTCCGACATCCTGGTGCGTGCCAGGCTCACCGGTGAACAGCTTACAAAAGCGAGTTTTCTTGCGCTCTATCGACGTCCGCCGGAGGACGGCCAGTTTATCAGGTATGCTCGTCGGCACCTTGACGCTACGCGCGACGCTCTCCAGTGGGAAACACAGCGGCACCATGCAGCTGCGCTCAAAAAGCTGGAGGACTACCGGCCGGATCTATATCTTCACGAAATAACGCCCGAATTTCTCCGGACGTATGCGGTTTATTTGCGCGACAAGCTGGGCAACAGTCCCGGCACAATCCGCAAAAATATGTGCGTTTTGCGTGTGTACTATTACGCCGCGATGCGCGCCGGTCTTGTTCATCGTAACCCCTTCGACACCTACAAGGCACCGCGGGCCGAGCCTGTCGTTGTATTCCTGACGGAAGAAGAATTTACCGCGCTGCTCGATCTCTACAAGTCCGACAGGCTGCCCGACAATGAACAGGACGTGCTCCGGTTCTGGCTGTTTATGGCGTTTACCGGTATGCACATAACTGACGCCCGGTTACTTCAAATCGAGCAAATCGTTGGCGGCGAAATTCATTATACCAGGATAAAAACTCGGACAAAGGTAATAATGCCCCTTTCAGGCCCGGCCGCCAAGCTCGTAGAATACTATAAAGCCGGTCGGCGGCGTGGTAACTTATTTGTCACCCTGCCAACCGACCAGGCCTTTAATAGAGTTATTAAACGTGTGTGCCAGCGCGTCGACATCCTGAAACCAGTAAGCGCGAAAGCGGCCCGGCATACTTTTGCGACGCTCTATTATAAGAAGAACGGCGGGGACCTGGGCACGCTATCGAAATTATTAGGTCATACGTCAATAACCACGACGATGATTTACGCGCACATTATGAAGGAAAACCGGGTGGCCGGTGTTTCAGCCTTCGACGGCATGTTATAGGGCATATTTCGAGAAGTCGACGGCATTTTTGGCCGCGATGCCGTCGGCTCTCTTTTGCTGGATATGTTCCCAGATTGCCGACACCATGTCGGCCAGCTCGTCGGCCGCCTCTGCGTCCGTCTGTGCGTCCAGAAGTCCGACAAACTGCTCCCGGTCGATCTCTCCGGTCCGGTCGACTGTGAACACGGCAAATAAAAAATTTCTCTGTGCCGTGTCGGTCAGCTTTACCGGTTTTCCTTTCCATGAAAAACCGTTAACGATGTCGTTTTGTGTAGTCGCGTCGATGTGCGCCGTGATGATCTCGCGGATTTCCTCGACCGTCGGCCGGTGATCCACTACGACTTCGGAGGCAAACCACCCCGCGTCCTGTTCCTGGTGAATATCCCAGCGGACGGCCCAGCGGTCGCGTCGTGGGTTGATGCACTCGATCGGCGCCAGGTCTGCGCCGCAAGAAATTTTCAATACTTTCATAGCTGTAAGGTGTTATTTGAAACGAAACTCGGTATATTTGCCGTTACTCTCCTTCTCGACGGTCACCACGTTCTTGTCTAATTCTCCGGCCTCTTTGAGGCTTTCGCAAATCGCCCACATATCAGGGTTGCCGGTGAAAAACTTAAACATGTCGCCCTTCTTCAGCACGGCTCCGGCCTGTGCTAAATTCGCGCGGTGCGGCGACACCATGCGGGCGCTAACCAGATATTTCTTTTTCTCGACGGCTCCGGTGTCGCCCTTCTCTTGTGCCGTCCTAAGCGCCTGGCGCGAGTATTGGGTCGACATTCCAGGTTGAAAATCGACAATACAGAAATTTGAACCGATGAGCGCCTGAAGCGCTACCTGTCTACCGGGGAAATTCTTCGTACCGTCGGCGCGGAGTCCTGGAGTCGAGGGGATGCCCAGCTCCGCCAAAGTCTTTAATTTTGGATAGTCAGCCATTTTAATGCCTGTTAATTTGTAAAATAGATTTTTAGCGTCGGCGTGCTTGCAAAGCGAGTAAAACGACGCGATAATTTCCGCGCGTCTGGTCTTGCTCTTGATCTTCTTCAGCTTTCTGGCCGTGCGCTGTTTGTTTCGTTTTCTTATAAGTACATGAGTCGGCCGGGCAACGTACCCCAGGAAGTCGACACCCTGCGAAGTCGGGAAGATCCGGGCGCCAGGTTTTACCGTCAATTTAGCCAGCTCCACCTGCCGCTCGATAACATGGGCGCCGTGCCAAAGCTCCGATTTAGTCCCAGCCATCAACCTCTTGTCGTCGCAATACCGGTAAAAGTGTTTAAAGCCTTCGCCGGATTTTAGAACATGATCCAGATAAAGCGACAGCAACAAATTACCAAAGTGCTGCGAGCTGCGAAGTCCGATACTAACGCCCTTTTTCAACAGTCGCACAAACCTCTCCAGTAATGTAAGAATTATACGCCCTTTGAAGTAGTGGCGTAAACAATCCATCATAACGTCCTGGTCAATTGACTCGTAAAACTTACTAATATCGTCGGCGTATGTGTAACGTGTTCCGTCCGGATCCTCGGCCATGTCGCGGCGTATTATTTTCAATAGGTCGTGGGTGCCTCTGTTTTTTAGGCTTGCGCCGGTTGTGCGTATCAGCCTTTTAAAAGTCAGTTGCTCCACGATGTTCATAATCGCATGTATGCCGATTTTCTCGTAATAGGAGTAAAGAAACTGTATTTTTCGCGCCTTTTCGCGCTCGTTAATAATTTCTTCGCCGAAAGAAGTAAGGCGAAATTTTCCAGACTCGATTTCAGCGGCCAGCCATGCCTCTATCTGGTCGATATGGGCCAGGATCTCGCGGCCCTGCTTAGACTCTTTGCGGGCCGTTCCTTCGAGTACCTTAAAAATCGACTGCCGGATATTAGCCGGGGCGATGATAAGCGGTATTATTTCTTCGTCCTTAATTCGTTTCATTTCTAAAAATTTAGCCTTCATTTTTCTGGGGCCTGCGTGTTTCGGCTGCCTTTAGGCCCTACTAAACGCTACCCCGCGCGTGATTTTCCAGCGTTCCGCCGTTGGCGGCTGTGCTGCGGCTCCCTTCCCTGCCACGGCGTCGGCGACACGTCGCCACTGCCGGAGGACAAAAATATTTTCAGGCTTAACGCTTTAACTTCATGAGTGCGAGGCGCGACCCGTACCACGTGTTCGTAGCCGCCGCATCGTTGTTCGCGTTCGCGTACGCAACACCGGCCCACGAGTTGGCGTTGTTGTTGGAGCGGTTCACCACACGGGCGGGGCGCCGAGGGAAGGTCTACCGTATTCGGGTAGGTTAGGGCCCCGGAGGTCCGGGGCCCCGTGTAACGTTCAAGTGTAACGACATAGACGATTATGCTATGGCTTCAAGTGCCTTGAAGGCCGCGACGTCTAACGTGTAAATTATCTTACCGATGAAGGCGAGGCGCGACCCGTACCACGCGTACGTAGCCGCCGCATCGTTGTACGCGTTCGCGAACGCAACACCGGCCCACGAGTTGGCGTTGTAGCTGGAGCGGTACACCACACGGGCGGGGCTGTTGGAACACCAGAATTTATCCCGGTAATGGGTTGTTTCGGTGCCGCCCAGCATGACGGGCACGACGTCCATATTTCGGCCGTTTGCCAGCTCTACGATCCACGAGTCGCTGACGGTTCCGCTCTTGATCTTGCGCGGGCCGTCGTCCTTGTCCTCGATCGACCAGACGTAATAATCTGAAATAACGCCTTCCATCCATTCTGCGATATTACCCCACGCATTTTCCCAGCCCAGCGCGTTAAGCGACGTTATAGACTTGCGTGCGCCTTCTGCGTCCAGGTAGAAACATCCGGCCGCTCCTATGGTCGTCGGTGGCAAAGTGTCGCGCATACCCAGGAAGTTAGTCAGGCCGGTGCGTGTCGTGTTCGAGCCGGTGCCGTAACCACATGCCCCGGAGCTGTCGCGCGTACCTTTGACGGCAAAGAACAGGCGGGCAAAATCGCGGTGCATCTGGTAATTTACCAGGCAGTAACCCTCGCCGCGTTGGCGGCAATATTCTGCAAACTGCGACTGCGACACGCTCACGGTCGGCACCACTCCCGAAATACTGCGGATCTGCGTATTTCCGTAGTGTGCTTTATAGACGCCCACCAGATAATCGCCGGTTTTCCAGGGGTCGGGCTCGATAGCCTGAATTTCGTCCGAGAACGTCATCCAGACAAACGAAAATTCGACATCCCGGTAACAGGTGAAGGCGATTTTTTCGGCGCCTTCCGGTACGTTGGTGAACAGGTAGCTGGTTTCGGTCATTCGGCCGTGATTTGCTGCGGCGCGCGAAATTATGTTATTATCGGCGTCCAGGAATACCGCGCCGTAAACCGTTGAGCTCACGGCGGGCCATCTTACCTGCTTGTAACCGGCCACGGGTGCGATCAGTACCCTAAACGTATCGTAATCCATCAGCGACTCCGAAAGTGTGGTATATTGCGACGATACGCGGGCCGCCTTCTTATCCATTAACTCCAGATCGTCCAGGTAGAGCTTGCGGCCCAGCTCTGCGGTCAGGTCTGTAACCTTGTCGAGTGAGCTATAACAGTCGTAGTGGCAACGGTTAATAAAATCCTCGATGCCCTTACAATAGCGGTCCGCCTCGTACATCATAACGTCGCCCTCGTCCAGCATCGTAGTGCTGTTAAAGCCTTCGACGTTGGCCGATGTGCCGTCGTGGTAAACCTCGCCGTTATCGTCGGCCAGCGGGCACACCGTCATTTCACCGGGGGCGGTGCATTTAGCCATAACGCGGTGGCGTTTCGACATGATCCGGGACACATGGGCCGAGGGTACAAACTCGTTATCAAATTCGTAACCGGTACCGTTATCCATGTTTGAAACATTGGCGGAGTCAGCCACGGTGTCAGTGAATTTAATAACGGTCCACTCCGGCTGTAAAATATTCAGTTCCGGGAAGTGAGCCACCAGCGCGTTAAACTCGTCGTCCGGTAGGTACTTAGTGAGCTGGTAACGACCTGTCAGGCGGCAAGTGCTAACATTTGCGCCGTTTTCGTCGACGCCGCGCATGTTTAACAATCCCTTCAGGAAGTCGCCGTTACCGGACATGTTAAGGCCAGTAATACGGAGATACTGACAGTTAGAGCAACGGGCCAGGAGTGCGCGCCAGTCGATACCGGGGCAATTATCCACAACCAGGCGGGTGATGTTGTCGGCGCTGGTGAGCTTTAACCCCTCGTCCATGAGCGCGGGAAGGTAGCGGAGTTCGAGAGTCTGGAGCGATGCCGGGAGCTCGGCCGTCGCCAGCTTTCCACCAGGAGCAAACGACACGTTAGTTAACTTCGTGTCCTTACCCCTGAAGGTGTCGAGCTGCTTGTTGTTCAACAGGTCGAGCGCCGACAGGCCGCGAAGGCCGTTAACATCGACTTTGCGGAGATTTCGGCAATTATTAACTATTAGGCCCGTTAACATATCCTGGCCGTTTGCGCATGATGCGTCAAGCTCTTGCAAGCGGATGCAGTTGTTAAGGTTCAAATTACCCACAATCGCGTGCGACAAGTCCGACAGATCCAGCGTTTTGATGCGCGAAGCTCCGTAAATGTTTTGCGGGTCGTTAACGATCAGGTTCTGGCGGAAAGTCATGGTTATCTCGTCGTCGACATTCTCGGCCATGAGTCCGGACACCGTGGGGTCGCCGTTTGTCATACCGTAACCGAAACAGAAACGCTCGGAGGCGGTCAGGCGGAGGGTGCGGGGGTCGCTGGCGAATTGGTAGGCGAAATAGACCGGGAAGGCGTCAGCGCGGTAAGTACCGGCACAATAGAGCGAGTCCAGGAGCGCGAAACGGTTAGTAATGATGTAGGAGCGGTGAGCGAAGCGCGAGCCCTGGAGCGCGTAGAGATAGTCGCGGCCCTGCTCGATGAGCGGCAAAATGTATTTATATTCGCCGTCCTTGTTGTAGACTCTTTCGCTCCATTCGTTCATAAACTGATCGTTTACGACCTGTAAAACGTACTCCGTCGACATGTTGGCGCGAAGTGTGCGGGCCACTTCTGCGAGCTTATCGGGGCAAGCGCGTACCAGCTCCCAGAGCTCCGAGTCGTGCCCGGCGAAACAATAGGCGTCCTGTGTGGCGTCCTTAGTGTCGAAAGTGATCATATAATCGAACACCAGGCGGCTATCGTTTCGGACACCCCAGAGCGTATCCATGTCGTAGGGCAAGAACATCCAGTGGATGCCGTCCCAGGTTGCCAACATCATATTTTTGGCGCGGTTGTCGACGGCCATAAAATAGTCAGTCAGGGCGTACCATGCAAACGGCGAGTCATTCAAAAAATAATCCTTGTACTCGCGTAGGAACTTCGACGGATTGCCTTTACAAGCCTGTACCCAGGACCAAAGGCGCGTAACAGCGTCGCGGTCCTCCTGGTCGGCCGTTGCCCACTTTTTGTCGGCCTTAAATCGGAACTCCAGGCCCTTATCGAAGTCGGCCATATTTGCGGAGCCAAACAGGCAAAGCGCGTGCGAGTTATCCAAGAACTCGACACAAATACACTTGTTTCGCTCCCCGTTCAGTGTGGCCGCGTCGTTAAAACCTTCGACGCCCTCAAAACCGTAGACGTCGTGGCTTTCTGACTTTTCATTATTAAAATTGTACTTACCCAGGAAGGTAGCTACACCGGTACCGTTATTGTCATAGAACAGATTTAACGGCAGAGCGTCGACGCCGATACGTACATTGTATTCGCCTTTATAGGCAGCTTGCGGTGGTGTGAGCCAGCCACAACGGCGGAACACGTCGTTAACGATACGGACGGCGCCGGAGTTGTGGACGCTGGAGCTGTCCGAAAAGTCAGCCTTCAGGCAGAAGATCGACACCGGGCGCGCGCCAGGTTTAAAGCTATACTTGAAGTCTGGCACCTCGACACCATTAACCACAAGGCGGCAGCCGTCGTAGACGTCGGGCCGGTAGAAGTAGAGGCGGTAATTTTTGCGTGGGTATGTCGTCGAGCTCGTGCCCTGGATGCGTAGCCCTATCTGGAAGGCTACAAAATCGTATTCCTTACCGTACGGCGAATAATAATACACGTCGACCGGTACCTCGAATTTCTTGTTGTTGGTCTGGTTCACCAGGTCCACGTCGCCGACAATACGCATAACCGCCTTGCCCTGTGCACGTAATTTGTCGATGTCTACCTCGTCGGTTTCATCATTGAGGACGTCGTTACGCTGGAACAAAATTACCATGTCGTCCGTATTGATGCGGTCGACGATATAATTAGATAAAATTTCGTCGTCGGTCAAGGCGCGGCCGTAGATGCGAATATTTCTAACCTCGACGTCTGCGGCGTCGGATGCTATGCGTATAGTCTGCGGATCCGGCTGCATGAGCGACGCTGCGGATCCGTACTGCTGCGCGCGGTCGCGGATGCCGTTAACATAAAGCTGCAACAGCCTGTTGTCGGCCTTGCTCTGGACGACAAAAGCGATTTTTAGCCACATATCGGGCGCAAACTTTGTTTGCACGGATGCGCCTCCGGCCATTTTTAACGATGCTTCCTCCGCTGTCATGTTCAGGCCGACACCCGCGGCCATGCACTCCATAACGACACCGGCGCGGTCCACTACATTAGTGCACTTAATTTCGGCCTCGAAAGTCAGGCCGGTGGCTGTCGCGTCGGTGGCAAAAAGCCGCGCGTTGATGTCGATATTTGCGCCGTTAGACAGGCAAAGCGCTTCTCCGTCCCATCCGTTGGTGTTCCAGTCGAAACCGTTAAACGCTGTCGTTACGCCCTCGTACTCCCAGCGTGCCGGGTTGGCCTCGTTGTTGCTTCGTCCGGATGCCGACAGTTTTAACGTCATGTGGTCCGTAACTTCGGCCAGTGCGATAGAGCTCTCGACTACCGAAATATTGAAGTCGTAGACAGTGGGACCGCAACAGAACTGCATCGTTTCCTCGCCTGACTGCGGGTAACGGTTTGTATATCTCTGCACTGTGCGCGGTGCCGTGATGCTCTGCGATTGTGCGCCGTTGTGGAAAATAGCCATTTCGGCTGGGGTGGTTGCCGGATCGTAAACGACAAAATCGAAGTCCATGCGCTCGAACTGCCCAACCTCGATGTTAGGCGTCAGGTATTCTGGGCCCTCGAAAATACGGCCGTCCGGGAAGGTGATCATCGAGCCGATAAAAGGCGCCGTTATCTGTCCCAGGGCGTTGCACTTCAGGATGTCGATATAAATAGACTCCGACGACAAGACCAGATCGTTAACCTGCATTTCTGCGACGATCTGGATATTATGGCGGCCGACAGGCAGGCCCGACATTGGCACGGTGAAACTGCCGTTAGTCTTGCCCGATTTCTTGATAACAGTAGAGTTGTACTCCACGCCGTCGAGATAGAGCGTTACTGTCTTTTCTGCTGAACCGTTAACGGTAAAGGGGATTATTGCCGAGCTGTCCGGTTTATATCCTCCGCCCGCGATAGAATTAGCCAGCGAGTAAGAACTTGTAAGGCCCAGCGTGTACGCGCGGACCTGTACGTTAACGGTGCGCTGCTGCGTTTTTCCCGTGTCCGGGTTTGTGGCCACGGCCTTGATAGTAATGTCGTTTGTGCCCGCTTTCAGGAATTTGGTAATATCGAGCGAGTCGGAGCCAGCCGGGAAGTCGTTTACAGTCGTCGAGAACTGGACCACGGTACCGTTTTTAATCTCTATCGAGATGATACCGCGCTGGCCGGTCGATACGCCGTCCATGTCGCCGCCCAAATACTGGTGGTCGTAAGAATAAGACAACATAACGGCTGCGCCCTCTCGTATGGTGGCGTTATCAACTGACGCCGACAGCAAAACGCGGGCGCTGCTGGTATCTTCGCCGCCTCCGCCGGTGCTAACGGGTATGTCGACGCTGGTAAATTCTTCGTTTTTCGAGTTAAAGGCCCCGATGTGGATCTCGGTTCCGTCCTCGTTTAACTGTGCATCAAGATTTTGGAGCGTGCGGCGCTCGATTTCCTCCAGTCGCTGGTTGATAACCTTATTTTGTACCGGATTGGTCGAAGTAGACGAAAACGACTCGTCGACCTCTACTTCGTCGATAGCGATATTAACAACGCCTTCAGCGTCCGGCGTTACTTCCTCGCCGTTGAGCTTAATGCCCGTTATGGTGCCGCGGCCGCCCGTGTCGCTCCATGCGCTCTCTTGGGTCCACTGCGAAAGTGTGGAGCCGGTAAACTGTTTTGTTGTGTACTCCCCGGCTCCTGTCTTGAACGTGATCCAGCGGCCAAACTCGCGCAAATTGGTAGGCACGGCCTCTGCCGCGCTCACTACGTCGTAATAACCTGATGCCTTCGGGGCGATCTCGTCGACATTGATAAGGTTGCCCGCGCCCTTCTGGCCTACCTGTTGCCACTCCGGCCACTCCACGGCGTCCGGCCCGCTGGTTGTCGTGTATGCTTTCGCGCGAAACTCCAGCCCCGTAGGTGTAAAAAGGTACTGCGTTACATTATACTTAACGTTTCCCGGACTGTGAGCAACGACAGCGCTGCGCACGATCATAATGTTACCGGATTGTCCGGCCACATTCAGGAAATAGATGCCGTCGGTCAGGATATTATCCAGGGAGCGCACGTTGTCGATATTAACAACGCCTTCCAGGCTTTTAACCCTTTCGCTGACGTCTGTTATAAACTTCCGGTCGTTTCTAACTTCGTTTTCCAGGTTGTTGATGTCGTCGGCATGAAGGTCGAGCCGGTCGCGGATTTCATTCAACAAGCCCAGAAATGTTTCCTTATTGGTCACGCCCTCCAGGAAGGCTTTCAGCTCGTTAAACGTGTCGATTGCTGCGGTTACGCCGTCGCCGTTTAGTAGCGTAGTTATTCGCTTCTCGTTGGCGTTGGCCTTAGATTGTGCGGCGTCTGCCGTTGAGCTTATAGCCTGGATCGCTACGTTAATAGTGTTGATAGTGCGCTCTAACGCCGCGTCGGCCGCCTTGCGCTCGGCTGCCTCCTGTTGTATTCCTGAATTGTTCGTTAACAAATCCTTATAGGACTGGTTAAGAAAATCCAGAACAGCGGCCACCATCGTATTAGTAACGCTTTCCGGATCCTCGGCTTGCTCGATCGTCAAAATTAGGCCGTCGATAAACTTTTGGTCTTGGGTTGCCATGTTGTTGGATTGTTAATTAAATTGTTTGCTGAACTGTTTCGAGAATACGCGCGGTTTGCGGGCTTCGCTTCCGTCGATAATCTCCTGTAAAATATTCGTTTCGGTGTCGGCCAGCTCCAGCGTAATAGCGAAAGACTGCGGCGACTCCGGGCGGGGCATGTAGACAAATTCCTCGGCCGAAGGTATGACGCGGACCGGTAGGCCGGTCAGGTCGAGAAGATAGACCTCGTCGCTGGCCAGCATATCCATTAAAAACCGCGTTTCGTCCGGGCGTTTTACGCCCGTTTGGACTGTAATTTTTTGTTTCCTCTCGATACGATCGCGGCAAGAGATATAATCGGCCGTCGCCTCGTCGTATCTTTTAAAAATTGCTTCCTCGGCGTCCTCCCACTGTGGTGTTATTGACATTTCGCCGGTGATCTCGATAATCTCGAAAACGCCCAGCGAGTTGCGAAACTTCAGGCGGTAGCGCTCGCGCGACGGGTCCGCCTGCTCGATTACGATGCGACAGGCAAATTTTTCATAACGGTAAACATCGAAACTGTTAGCCAGCACCCCGTGTTCCTCGAAGAAGTGGCGGCGTAGCGCCTCGACATCCAGGGCATAAATACCGCGGCCCAGATCTCCGACGTACCAGCTTAACCCGGTAGTCTTTTCCACGAAATGAAATTGATCGTCCCAGCTGTCGTTTATGAAATAGAGCGGGTAAATCTCTGTTTCTTTTATGAAAATTCGCCACCCGGCCGTCCTGGTGGTAAGAAAAAAGTTAGTACCCTCCGCGCAAAAACGCTCTGTAAAAATATCGCGGCCGGGACCCATGCGCCTGAAATTTTGCTTAGATATGCCGCCGGGTAGAGCTATAAACCCCATTTCCTCGTCGTATTCGCCATTAAACACAACAATAACCTCGCGGCATGCCACCTCTGCCTCGTCCTCTATTTGCGTCAGTGGTCCGAAGGTTATAGGCTCCACGCTGTCCGGCTCCGGTAACTTTTTGATGTATGCGTTAATTATATCGGCCACGTTTATGACGTGGGGATAATTGAAGCGACCGCGATAAATAGCCAGCCCGTCCATAACGATCTCGAAGGGGTAGCCCATAACTGGTTGGTCTGGGAAAGTGTCGTTATCGCGCATAATTATCGGGTTGCCTGTAAATGCTATGTGTGAAGGCGTGGTTTTCCCCGGCCGGTTTACTAAGTCAAACATAATAAATCACTTTTTCAGGGTTGTAGTCACCACGGCGCCCGCAAATTCAGTAACGGCGCCCATTTCGACCAGGAACCGATCGCGTTCCGGGGTTGGTGTGGTCATAAATTCGTAAAAAACTTTTCGGCTGCCCACATGGTTGCGCCGCCATTCAGTATAGAAGGCGTCGACGTCGGCTATTTGCGGGGCTGCGAGTATGTTATTACTTTCCATGCTGCAAATTTTTCAAAATTCCAGGGCTGGGCAAAGGACTAATCATTTACCCAGCGCGCTATGAGTTGCACCGTATATTCCACGGTAATAGTAACCTCACCCATCGGCGTTTCATCGAGCTCGTAATCTTCGGGGCCGTCTTGATACGACATATCGTGGACCTCGTAAATATCGTAAGTTAACAGAGCCTTATATTTTCGGGTGTTCAGGTTCCCCGGTGCTGCTGGCGTCGGCTTGGTGGTATCTGTCTGCCAGGTCGGGTATGCTCTCGTTATAGACTTCGGGATGGCTCCGGCTGCCGTTACGTCGTAATAATCGCCTTCGACACCATGCGGTTGATAATTATTATCGTTTCGGTATTTTCTGGCCGCCTCTACCTTGTTGGCTATAACCGTCAGCATATCTTCGCTAAATGTTTCGGATTTTAGGAACCACTCCAGGTGTCGAGCTGCGGCCGAAAAGTCCGGCACATTCTGTTCCGCCTTGATGTTGTAATTTCCGTGTGTCGATATAGTGCGGAGCTTCAGGTCTGCGCGTATTTCCTTGCCGGTAGGTAATTGATAGGTCAGGGAGTCGATCAGGCACCGGATGCCGCGAAACACTACCGGCTCCAGTGTGTCGAGCCTTGAAAACTCCATTTTGTCGATCATCGCCGGGACTTCGACGGATCTATTACCGTGGCGCAAAATTTCATCATACCCGGCCCAGAATTGAGCAAACAGGCCGTCCTTGAATTGAAAAAGTAGCGACAACGTGGGATGGCTGCCGTCGTCCATTGTCAGCGGCTTACCGTCGTCGCCTTCTGGATTGATCCGGCCGAAAGTCTTGCCGCCTACATTGTAGGCAATACAGAAGGCCAGCGGCGTAGACTCTCCGGTATCTTCGGCGTCCTCGCTGCCTTTAATATAGCTGTGATAATGTCGGGCGCCGGTTAGGTATGCCGGGCACTTGTTGTTGAAATAATTACCGGTACCCAGGCCCACGGTGTTGACTCGCATAATCGGCACGCATTCGTCGTCGCTGGTAAGGTCGAGCGGGTCCAGGTCGGGGGTAGCCGGATCCCAGTTAAAAAAGCTGGAGGACGACGCGCGTACTGTCTTGTTACTGCTGTCGAGCTTGAACCATGTACCGGTAATAAACTCACGCGCCAGGAACGTGTTCGATGTGCTGGCTGTGCTTGTTTCTGCCTGTGTGGCTGGTGCTGCTCTGCTATAATCGTCGCGGCCGTCGTCGCGGTCGTCGTCCGGCTCCGGATAATCCGGCTCCGGATAATCCGGATCGGGATAATCCGGATCGGGGTCCTCCATTTCCCAAAAATCATCCCTAACATCGCCGTCCCAGCGGCCGCCGCCGCTGCCGTTGTCTATGAAGGTCCACTGGCTTACATGTACGCCCAGGTGGACACCGCGGACGTCAAGCCCTTTAACGAAATCTTCAAATCGTTCCGTTGCCGGGGCTGCGCCCTCCAGTGAAGTCTTTGCCGATAATTTCACATACTGGCGGGCCTCGTAATTTATGAGCTCCGGGCCGGTTGACAGATTTACCATATCGAGCGCCGCCGGTGCCGTGATTATATCGCGTAACAGCCGGAGCGTTGCCCGTTTCGTGTCGTAATTTATATTATATGTCAGTCCGAAACGTACCCACAAAGCGTTCAGGAACTCCGAAACCGTGCAATCTGGCACAAGGTCGGCGTAGCGGATCAGGCCGATACAAACGGCGTCGGCCGCGTTATTCAGGACCACCAGCCTGTTAAACTCCGGATCAGTGCGAAAAACATTACTAACGATAGTAACGCCCAGGTCAGCAAATACCAACTCTAACAATTTCCAGACGCGCAAAAACGGCGTTACACAATACCCGTCCGGCACCGTCACGTCGGTAACAACGCCGTCGATAACACGTTTTACCCTATTCAGCGGCCGGAGTCCGCCGCCCGAATTGTTGGGCGCGTTAAGGACTTCCCAGTAAATCTTTGTTTCGCTATCGACTTGGACCGACTCGTTACCTACTGCCACGGGGAAAATAGCCAGGGGGTCGCGTTCTGGCTCCGGACGCGAATACAGGGAAAAAAGATAATTGAGGATCCCTTCGACACCATTTTGAAACCCTACGTCATTGCCCTGGACTGTTGGGAGCGTTGACAGCTCCGAAAGTTTTTTATTACTCCAGCGGTTGTAGGCCGTCGAATTGTCGAAACCGACGTTAAAGGTGATGCCCTCCGCTACTCCGGCCGTGGTAACATTTACCAGGCCGCGGCGGATATAGGCGCCGTCGCTCACAATCGCCACGCGCTCCGGCTGGTTAGGATCCTCGCCCGCGTCTATGCGAGTGGGGAAAGCGAGAAGGCGCTCGTTAACAGACGTAGCCGGTACCGTGGCCGGTACTGACTGGCTGCCACGTTCGTTAAAAATCGGGTTGGTATCTTCCAGCTCGACAGAAAAGCCAGCCGGTAGATCCAGCGGCTCATTGTTAACTCTAATTTCCAGCATAGCGAAGTTATTTCTTACGGGTGAAGGGAGCGCGGGCCGCTTCAAGCGTCTGGCCCGCCTTTTCTAAATCTTTATAAACCACATACGCGCGGACGCGGCGGAGTGCTTCGGCCGCGCCGCGTAGATCCGACACCGCGGCCAGAAGTTCGGCTGTTTGTGCTGAAGGCTGGCCGGTAACAGGTCCGCCGTCGGCGTAGCCCTCCGAGAAAGAAGGCGCGGCACCTGTGGCCAGCCTCTTGTTCTGTCGTATTGCCTCGATAGTGCCCACGGCGTCGATAACGCGCGGATCCTCCATTATCGGCATCGGCACCACATACTCGCCACGGTGAACGACTCCGGCCACTTCATAGCGGCCGCCGTCGCCGGTGTAACCGCCTTCCGAATATCCAGACAGTACGCGCGTAGCCGTCGGCGTCGACTTCGAGCTGCTGCCGGTATTTCCCGGCTGCATGTTCTTAACCTTGTCGCGCTCCGCCTTAGCGATTACCACTTGCGCGGCTCCCGTAGCTGTCAGCATGGCGGTGGCAATAGCTCCGCCGATAGGCCCCAACTGGGCGAAGGCCTGCATGATTGAAACCGCCGTGTTAGCAATGATCTGCGAGATTTTCACGGCAAAATCAAGATCGGCGTATTTTTTCTGGATTTCAAGTTTTTTATTTTCCTTCTCCTGTTCCAGTTCGGCCGTGTCCTCGCCGTTGTTCTTTGCCTGTTGTATCAAAACATCGTATTTCGCCTCGCTCTTTGCTATTTCAGCCTCTTGGATAGCTGACACCATAGACCCGGCCAACTGCGCGTAATAATCGTAATATTTTTGCACGTTCTTAACCTGAAGGTTTAGGCGCGCTTTTTGAAAATCTTTTTCCGAAATAAGGCCCTGCCGGTGCATGTTCTTCAGCTTCTCCAGCTCGCGGTCGTACTCGTCGGACCATGACAGACCGACCGCCTCCTGTGTTTTGTATTGTTCTTCTAAATACTGGTAATTCAGGGCGGAGATACGGCGCTGTTTTTCTTCCTCCAGCCTGGTAACGTCCAGGCCCTGTTGTCTGGCCTGTTCAATTACGGCCGTGTAAACCTGTTCGATACTCTGGATCTGCAAACTTATATTTTCGCGGATGCCTTCCAGGCTGCCGGTATTCGTCGACAGTTCCCGCAGTGTCTGTTGCCATTTCCCGGCGTCTGTAACCGTCTTACTCCAGGCCTCGCGTATCTGCTTATAAATGCCGTCCAGCGTTTTCTGCTTTTCCTCTCCGGCTATAAGGTCGGACGCTTTAACTTTCTGGTAATAGCGTTCCAATTCTGCGAGCTGGTCGGCATGAAGCTGGCGCTCCTGGGCCATTAAATAGATGTTTGCCGTGTCCTGTTGTATGCGGTTATCTACTACGGCCTGGGCCACGATAATACGGTTTTCCTCGTAATAGTCTTGTAAACTATTGAGTCGGTCGGTGTGTGCCTGACGGTCGCGCTGAAAAATCGCTTTATTTATTTCCTGTTGAGCGTTGACAACCTGAAGGGCCAGCTGTCCCTGCTGCTGGTTGATCTTGTCGAGCGTCTGGGTGTGCGTTTCCTTCGTGCTCGCCTTCAGAGTTTCGAGCGCGGCCACAAGCTCACCGCAATAGCGGATTAACTCCTGGTTCTTCTTAATTGTATACTCGGCCTCCGTGATAAACGGTTTTTGCTTATTGATGTCGAGCATCCGGCGCTGGTGTTCTTCATCGGCCGGGGCTGTTGCCTGGTCTAATGAGTCCTCCCGGTATGTGCCGACCTCGCGCTTGTTCTTCTGGTTGCCAAGTAGCTCCTTTTTCTCTTGCTGGAGTAATTTAATACGTTTCTGGATGCGGTCTAATTCCTCGTCGCTTTCCGGGTTGATCTTGCGGAGTCGCTTTAACTCCTTGTCGATTTCCTGAAGGCGAGTAACGACAGTGTTAGCTGTGTTTGTGGCTGTCGTCGTTATCGTAGTGCTGACGTTTTCGGCCAGATCGTCCAGGTCGAGCCCGACTTCCTTCAGGTACTCCTTGAACTGGTTTAGCGCTTGCATCTGTTCCGTGTTCTGGGACTCGTACCAATCAGTAAACGACATTTTAGATTGACGATCTAAATCTCTATACTGTTGGTCAAATGAGTGGCCGTGGCCGTATGGATCGTAATTTTGCCAATCCGGCACAGCGTCGCGGCGCGCTTTTGCCATTGCGGCCGACATAGATAGATTTTTCCACTGCCGGTACATTGCTTCGCGCTGCTCGTTGTCGGCGGCCAAAAGCTCTTTATATTGTTCTTTACTGGCCTCTAACCGTAATTTTTTTTCAAGCGAAACCAGGTAATCGTCCAGGGCCTTTTTATTCTCTCGATACTTGCCCGTTTCGGCGTCGAGTGAAGCGTTATAACCCGGTACGATCCTGTTAAGCTCGTTAATAGCTTTAATACGTTTTTCCTTCGTTTCCAGCTCCGACATAGCGACGCGGCGCAACTCCATGAGACGGTCGCGCTCGGTGGCGATCTTCGCCTCGACGCCGTCCATAGCTTTGCGGTACTTCTCCGTTGCCTCGGCTAAATAGCTGGTTTTCTTTTCAGCCTCCCCGGTAATAGAATTATATCCGATAATCGCGGCTACGAGTGTAGCGATCAGGCCGACGACCAACATTATAGGGTTGGCCATGAGTGCCGCGTTAAACGTCCTGGTTGCTATTGCCGCCTTCACTGTTGCCGCGGCGTCCGCGATCAGTGCTTTAGCCTTCAAGGCCAAATTACGGACATAAACCAGGGCGGCCTTCGACGATGCTACGACGTTCAGCATAAACGTGCGGGTTGCTGTCGACGCCAAAAGTGTAGCCGTCTTATATGCAATCAGCGCCGTAACTATGCCGTTTATTACTGCGCGTCCCAGTCGTGTCTGCGTGGCCAGCTTTGCGATCCATGCCACGAGAGAACCCAGCGTCGACAGTAGTAGGCCGATAGGCGTTAACAGTGCCTTTAACACTGTGCCGGTAGCTGCCAAAGTGTCGACCAGCTCGCCAAACCACTGAACGACGGCCGTACCCACTTCAAACATAGATTTTAATGCCTCGCGGAAGTCGAAAAATTTAAGAACCAGGCCCTCCACTGCGCTCTCGAAACCTTTAGCGGCTCCGAAGGCGTTGTCGGCCATAGTGTCCGACATCTGGTTAAAATCGTCAGTCGCTCCGGTTATAGCGTCGCGGAGCTCCAGAAGGCTGTCGGATCCCTGAAGGAACGACGAAAACGCCGCCACGCTTCGTTTATCTGTCAGCTCCAGAGCCTTAGCCAGGTCAATACCCTCCGCGTTCAGCTTATTAAGTCCGGCCACCAATTCGTCCAGATTTGTAACCGGTTTTCCCAGAGCTTGCGCCAGCTCTCCGTTAGCGTCGCAAAGGTTAAGTATTATATTTCGGGTTGCCGTGGCTGCGCTGCTGGCGTCAAAACCGGCATTAGCCAGGATGCCAAGTAACGCCGTCGTTTCCTCGACCGAGAAACCGAAAGCATTAGCGACGGGGCCAACAGTCGCCAGCGACGCCTCCAGCTTGTGAAAGTCCAGGGCGCTGCGTGTGGTGGCTACGGCAAACGTGGCCATCAGTTCTTCGGCGTCGCTCGCGTCTTTATTGAACATGCGGAGCGCCGCACCGGCAAAGGCAGCCGCGCTCGACAGGTCCGTGTCTACCGCCTTCGCAAATTTCAGCGTTGCCGGGGTCATTTTCTCGATGATCTCCTGACTGAAACCCAGTTTAGCCAGCTCCGTTTGTAGGCCGGTAACTTCGGACGCCGTGGCCGTTGTTGTTCGGCCCAGGTATTTAGCTTGTTCGGTCAGCTTGGCGATGCCGTCGATGTTTGTACCCAGTACCGAGGCCAGCTTCGAGTTTGCGCGCTCGAAGTCGATAATAATATCTTTCAGTCGGCTAAACTGTCCGATTATCTGCGTCGCCAGAACCATGCCCAGGCCCATAAAAAAACCTTTCAGGGCTTCGACGGCCTTTTGCATGTTGAAGATGCCGCCCAGGAACCCTTTCGACGACTTGGTTGCCTCCTGGTATGCCTTTTCGGTTTTCTTAATTTCTGCCTCCAGTTCCCGGTAGCGTTCAGGGTTGAGATTGCGCGACGTGTTGGCCAGCTCCGTTTTTAGCTCCTTCAGGTGCTTTTTTAATTGTGCTGCCGTTTTATACGATGTGTCGATCTGCTTCTCCCAGTTAGAAATCTCACGTTTATTTTTTCGGATCTGGTCGCTGTTGGCTTTAATCTGTTCATTAAGTCGGGCAATTTCTTTGCTGTGGTCGCCTTCTGTGGCGGCCAGCGTTGAAATATCCTTACGATATTGCGCGTTTTGCTTTCGTAACGCCTCTGTTGATCTGGTCAGCTTGTGGATTTCCTCCTGCGCCTTCGTTGCGTTGACGTCGAGGTCGACCCGTATGCTATCCGGTTGAACTTTGCGTGCCATGTGGTTGATATATTACTTTTTCGGCAAAGGTCGGTGGTACAATTCAGCCCGTGAAGGACAATAAAAAACGCCCCGGCGTTAGCCAGGGCGATGCAACGAGTCGAGGCGGTCGGCCCCTTAGATGTAGACGTTAATAAAGTGTCCGGCCAGCCAGACGACGCCAGCGCCCAGCCAGGCCCCGGCAAAGTCGGCCAGAAGGTCCCAGGGGCAAAAGTGATTACCGGCTGCGCGGGCGTCGCGGATCTCCTTCCAGGCTCCGACGGCCATAGCCACGGCGAAGGCGATGCCAGCCGCGCCCCAGTCCGATACGCCGGGGACATGGGCGGCCAAAGCTCCGACGACGGCCGCGAGCACGAAACAGACGAATGCGTGGAGCTTCTTGTCACCGCCTTTCTTGTCTTTACAAACTTTCATTGTGTAAATGTTTTAATTGGTTATTACTATACTTCGGGACTTTCTGCCTCGATTTCTTCCTGTTCTTCTGCCCGGCTCTTTTTCTCGGCCGTGTAAGCCTGAACGGTTACAGATATGAACACGAAAACCAGTAAAAACAGGGTTTCGAGTCCAACGGCGGCCAGGATGTTGATCAGGGCCGTGGTCGAGTGCCACTGCCAGATCGAGAATGCAACGCCGGGGGTTAGCAACAGCGCGCCGCGGATTACTGCGGCCGCAAAAATTCGCAATTTTTTCATGTTGGATTTACTTTTAATTGGTTCATTATTTCGCGAAGGTGTTTGTCTACCCAGTCCCGCACCTCCTGGTTGAACTCGTAACGAATATTACGAAATGTTTCGCCGTAGAGTATTCCCCAGATCTGGCGGTTATATATCTTGAAATTGCCGTGTTTCTTCATGTCGAGAAAACGGATATAAATTGGGTAGTCAAAATGTGCATGATTGCCGAGCTCGCCCTTCCAGACGTTGAAGGCCGGATTTTCCAGCGACTTCATCAGGTAGCCGGAGCCGCCGCACACTGTGTTGCCCGTGCCCTGCTTTATCCGGCGTTCCTTTCCCTCCTGGTAAATTCTGCGTTGTGCCACATTCCGTTGGGCGCTGAAAATGTCGCGTATGCCCTTCAGGATCTCCTGGTGCACAAATTGGAGCTCTAATTTATCCATGTAAGTAAATTATTAACACATATCAGTAATTTATCAACACACAAATTTAATAACTTTTTGTGGTGAAACCGATAGACCAACCCGCCCAGTTGCCGAAAAACTCCGTTTCCGGTAGTGTGCTTATGGTTGAAATATCAGCCTTTAAGAAATGGCACGGGCGGCGGGCGTCCTCGATAATTTTAGCCTTCAGTGCCTCGACTACCGGTTGGACGTCCTCCAGGACTTCGGCGCTTGTCGATGTCCGCGGACTATATTTCTGCATGATGAAAATAACACACATGTTATCCTCGCCGAAGGCGTCCGGGTTTCCTTTCCCGGATGCTGTTGGGGGCAAGTAAAACAGTGTCGGCGTCTGTTCTTCCTTAACCTTACCCACTTTGTCGGCCATGTTGGCCTCGACCGTCAGGGGGACGACCGATTTAAGGCCGTCCACCCGTTCGATCATGCTCTCCCAGTATTCCCGGAGTGATTTTAACGCTATCATTCCGAAAAATAGTGGTCGGCCTCGGCCTTGCGACGTTTCACCAGGCCGGGCAAAGGTTTGAGGACTCCGTTAACGCGGGCGTTAACATGTTTCATAAACTCGGCGCGGATCGTCGGGTCGTCGGGGTTGGCCTTCACTTTTTTGTAAAGTGTCGATTTCTTCAGGCCGCCCAATCCGATGTTATAGGCCAGAGATACCAGGGCGTCAAACTGTTTTTGTTTGAGCGTAACGCCCTGCAGTGATGCCTCCACGGAGCGGGCAAACTTATCGACGTCGCCGTTAAACAGTGCCACGGCCTGTGGTGCTGTTATCATCATGCCCTCGGTAACAATCGGCCCGGTGTGGCCGTAGCCGATTGTTAGCACACCAGCGGGGCAACGGTATGCCTTTAGTCGGCACCCTTCCCACTGCATCATCTTCGCGCGGATTTCGTTAGTCAAATTCATAGCGGATTACTTTTTATTAGATTTGTCGTGCATATATTCAAACTTGCATTTGTAGAGATACATGAGGACGGCCCAAAACGGTGCGGCGTCCAGCTCGGTAACATTACCAAAAACACCGGCGGCCGCTATCTCGAAAGAAACACCGGCCCACCCTGTTTTGTCGTCCGGGCGTTTTAGGCCGGAGCTTTTGAAAATTATAGAGAAGTCCACCATTTTGCCGTTGATGTCGACGGGTCCGGACTGTATCGCCTTCCAGACAGCGCCGAAAAGCACCGGGGCGTGCCAGGCCAGTACGTCCGGGACGGGTTCGGACTCCGGTATGGCATACAACACGCGGGCGATAGTCCGGTAAATATCTTCCGGATCTGCTGCCGTCGGCTCCTGTTCTGTGAGTGTAGCGCATTGCACGAAGTCGCCAAACTTTACATCGTTGAGCCAGTCCGCGGGCCCCTTATAGCCTTTATATTCCGGTAAAAGATTGCGGCACGTCTTGAACGTCGGGGCCTTTCCTCTCGGCGAGTCAACCAGAAACGGATCGGTAACGCCGTCGCGCAAGCTCTCCGCCTCGGCTATAAATTCCGGACGTAGTATGGTGTAATTACTCGATCCCATACCGGCCAGGAAACTAAACCAGCGGACGCGCCAGAAGTCCAGGTCGATATTCCCGCCGGTCAGCCAGGCCCCCAAATATATATAATAAATATACTGTTCCGGCGTCAGCTCGTCGATGCACTGCGGCACCTCCAGCTCTCGTCCTCGAAAAACTATCTTTTTCATTAAAACGTCATGCCTTT